TACGTCGGCAACGTACATGGCCACTTGCATAGCCATTTGGTTTACACGGACGATGGGCAAGTAGACAGGCGGTTTTTTAATAGCTGCCTGGAGCGCAATGATTTCGCCCCTGTACCATTGGAGAAGATCAGGGCTTACTTTGGGCAGTGACTTCCGAAAGGCGCACTTTCAACACTCCCACTAGGGAGCCATGGAACGCCTGCATTCATCAATGCCTCCGTGCCATTGACAATCACACTGCCTTGTACTTACAAACGGGATTGCAGTGGCATGAGCAGAAAGCTGCTGCGCTCAGGGCCTACGTTGCAGAGTTGAAAGACTGGCTGATCGAGCAGGAAAGACAATAGGGCTGTTCGCTGTTTGCGAATAGCGAACGAGAACAGCAGAGCAAGAGGGTGTCGAGAGGTTCTTCAAGCCTCTTTGTACGACGATTAAAGCAGGGTTGGCCCTGCTCCCTCTTGATACTGGGGAACGGAATCCCTTAACCGTTGGCCAACGGGCTCCTGCAGGAAGCCTCGTCAGCATATCACAGTCTTTCCGTCCAGAACACTGCTGCGCCCTCTTCCCATAGCCTCTTGTTTACGCGCCTGGCCTCTACAAAAGGCACAATGATTTCCCGACAAATGCCGCACCGGGAAAAACAAAGCTTGACCATCAGCCTTCCGCTTTCTTTAGCGTTCGTTCTAGCTTGCGCAGTTTCGGTAGCAATTCTGGCTGGTAAAAGTGCTCTGCAGCCAAGAGCTGCAAGGCAGTTTGCCTGTCCGCTTCTAGTAATGCAACGAGGAATGTGGTTTCCTTTATGGACAGGGAGATGTTCATTGCGATTTTCAGGAAAAGCGAAAAAGGCGCATTTGTGAAAATTGTAGCGGGAGTTAGCGGATCAGCGAGTTTAGCCAGTCGATGGAATCCTCTTTTGTTGCCTGAAGAATAGCAGCGGCCAAACAAAAGCAGTAGTCATCAATGCTCGATTCTTTGCCACCAGTCACTGTCCATTGTCCACTTGCCCTGTAAATTACTCCCAGGTTTTTGAGCTGAGAAATAGCTTTCTTGTGGTTGGGCAATTCAATTAGGCCAGAATTTAGCAGTTCTTTTAGTTTACCAAAAGCCTTCATTTTTGTTGAAACACTCCACGTAAGCTCGCAGATTGGGAATGATTTAGATAGAGATTGAATGGTTGATGCGCTGTTGTACTGGTCAAGCGCAATACTCTCAAAATCGTACATTCTATGTTGCTCGGCAATCCAATACTCTACTTCCGCAATGTTTACTTCCATCTTTCCTGCAATCTCAAAATTGGCTTCAAATTCATGGAATTTATCGACCACAAGCCTGTCCCCTTCGTAGTGAACAATGCAGGCCACATAGTCGTCTCGCCCTTTGCCTCCTCTTGCAGGGTCAAGGGCAAGCACGTAAGTCCCCATCAGTTCACGCTGGGGAACGAGCGTAGTGCGATCCTTGTTGACTGCGGCATCAATCACTTCCGGGGCAACGAGCGTTGAGTTGTTATTCCTAAACTCGGCGCCAAACTCTACAGCAAACGTTTCAGGATCTTTCTTGCGTGCATTTTCTAGAAAATCACAGCCCCACTTGAGCCCTGGGTTTATAGCCCACGTGGGAATTTGGCGTGCCGCCATGCCCTTAAACTCGCCGCTTTTAGCCTGCATAAAATGCTCATGAAAGACGCCATCTGCGAGCCAAGGGGAAGAAAGTTCAAGGATTTTGCTATAAGGAGCAAACTGAGCAATGGCAGGAGAAAGGGCATCAAATAGCGCCCTTGCGCCTCTATTGGCGTCTGTATCTAAACTGAAGGCAACTTCGTCAAAAACTGCCAAGGCCACAGCCTTACCCCGCGAAGCCCTTGCAGAAGCAGGGATTGCCTGGAAGATACACTTATTTGACAGCTCAATCTCTAGGGCTGTTTCTCTCACAATCTCTTGCTCGAATGGACTGTTGACTAAGAGCTGTCGGATAAAGTCAAGAGCAATCTTTGCCTGCTTGAGGTCGTTGGCAATCGTCACCACGTAGTAGTTTTCGCCTTTACGAACCCTCTTTTTGAAGTAGTCATCTTGGCAAAGCGCCATATAGACAGCCGCAACCGCCGCCATGGTCGATTTGCCGCTGCGCCTGCCGAGACACCAGACAGCATGGTTGATCTTATCCTCAAACAGCTCGTCAAGGATTTCTTTTTGCTTGTCCCAAAGAGAAAGGCCGAGCGCGTGCTGCGCAAAATCTGAACAAGAAAGCGTCATCGCAGGGTCTTCATAGGTCGCAGCGACGACTGGGGTACAAAAAATGCTGGCCTGCCTCGCGCAGGATCAGCCCAAAACTTATCTTGCATGGCTTCTTCTCCATAGCACCAGCCATGAAGCAGCGTCTCGCCACTATCAATAGTCACAAGCACAAACTTTCGCTCAGGGCATTCTCCCTTTTGCACAATCAAATCGTAATAACTTTTCGACCGGGTTTTCACGTCTATCCCTGGCAAGTCTTCACTGCCGCGCTTTGCCTCAGTCTCTTTGAACAGCTCATGCTTTAGTCCCAAGAAAGAGGCCACTGCGACTTCCCCTGCCGCACCAAGCAAATGCACTTTCAATGCTTCATCGCCAAACCTTGGCCCCTTGTTTCTGCCTCTCAGCCCTTTTGCTTCGTTTACAGCCTGCCTACGATGGCCTTCCTCCATCGCTAGTTGCCGCTCTTCTTGAGTGAAGGTGAAAAGGATGGGAGTGGGGGCCATAAAAGCATGGGTATCGTCGCCATGATAACCACTATTAGAATGGGGAGACTAGCCACGGGAATGCAATGGCAGACGACGTAGTTGATCTTGGACACGCCACGGAAAACGGGCTTAGGGCCGATTCGCTGGCAAACGTCCTAACTGGGATGGGGACGAGCCGAGATAAAAGCCGTCACACCACCACCCAGCCCATCGTATTCCTCGCACAGGAGGAGCTAGAAAATCTCTATGGAGAGTGGATATGCAGGCGCGTCATTGACGTAGTAGCAGAGCAATCTACGCGCAAAGGCTACAAAGTGTTGTTTGGTGGTGATGGCGCTAGAGCAGAGGAAGTGGCAGGCATTGAGCAAACCATCGAAGACCTTTACATTCTTGAGCACTTCATGCTTGCCAGCAAGAACGCCAGGCTGTATGGCGGCTCGGTGATTCTGCTCTACATTGACGATGGGCGAGAGGCGGATCGGCCAGTAGACAAGCGCAGCATTCGCGCCATTGAAGGAATGGAAGTGCTTGATCGCTGGCAGATTGCGCCAGTTATCAGCGAGGAAAACCTATACGACTACTCCAAGGCGACGTACTACCAAATCATCTCAGGCGATCTCATTCAACAGCCGCAGTTGCAAAAGATCCACAAGGATAGGATTCTGCGCTTCGACGGCGAATGGTTGCCCTATCGCATCAGGCAAAGGAACTATGGATGGGGAATGAGCAGCTTGCAGACTATCTACGACAGCTTCCGGCACTATTGGACTGGCCTCAATTCTGCGGCGACAGTGTTGGTTGAGTTTGACGTGTTTGTGCATAAGCTGCGCGGCCTGAGCACAATGCTTGCTGCGGGAAAGGAGAGTGATGTGAGGCAGCGTTTAGTGCTGAATGACATGAGCAAGAGCATCTATCGCGGCTATGCGATTGACGCCGAGCGCGAGGAACTTGATTACGTTACACGCAACTTAAGCGGCATTGGCGACGTGCTAGAAAAGCTGCGCATTGACATTATTGGCGCCTCACAGATTCCCCACACAATTCTTTTTGGCGAGAGCCCAAGCGGCCTTGGTGCCACTGGTAGAAGCGAAGAGCGAGACTTTGCAAAGTTCCTTGGTGATTACCAGGCAGCGCATTACAAGCGGCCTTTGCAAAAGCTGATGGAAATGATCATGCTGAGCAAGAATGGGCCGACCAATGGCGAACTGCCCGAATCGTGGAGAATCTCCTTCAATGACTTGTTTGAACTGAATGAGCGCGAGAAGGCCGACGTAAGAGCCCGTGTAGCAGCCGTGGACGGCAGGATGCTGCAACTGGGAGTGCTCCATCCACAAGAAGTGCGAGAGGCTCGCTATGGCGGCTCTGAGTGGTCAATGGAGACTGCCCTTGACCCATCGCTCAAGGCCAACGATGCAATGCTTGCTCCCAAGGTGGGAGGTGCTGTGCCTCCTGGCGGACGCGATCCATTAAATCAAGAGAATGGCACACTGCCAATGGACGGCTCCAGAGAGGTTCAAGACGCTGCTGGACTATTTCTGGAAGGCGACCTAGAGCACAAACGTGGTGACGTGGAATTTACGGACAAGGAGCTTCACCAGCAGGCAATTGCCGCAGCAAAGAGCAAATTCAAGACGTGGCCCAGTGCAGTGGCGGGAGCCTATGTGACGCGCAAGTACAAGGAGCTATACAAGCGCAAGCACGGCTCCATGGAAAAAGCTTTCAAAGGCAAGAAGACCACTGCCGAGTATTTCAAGGAAGATGCAGAAGCAATCAAGGCAAGCGGTTTGGTGCTTGGCGGCGTTGACGAAGCTGCGCTCATTTCTGAAGAGGACATTGCCGAGGCCCTGCAGCAATGGAAAGCAGAGGCTCCAGCCCAGTTCAAAGAGCTGCTAGAGGCTGACAATGCTGAATGATCTGAGCGGACTATCTCAAGCAGTGCTGACTACAAGGCTGGACGCTGCATGGGCTTACGACCAACGAACTGGCCGCTACCGCAACGAGAAAGGCAGGTTTATGAGCCAGAAGGCCGTTGAAGCCCTGGTGGATGGCCGCATTGGCAAGCTCGACACTACGCTCAGGGGCGTTACAAAGATGATGGCCGATGGCAGCATCACGCTGGAGCAATGGCAAGGCAGCGTCAGGGAAGCTATCAAGGCAGCTCACATTCAGGCAGCAATCATTGGCCATGGCGGAAAGGACAGCATGGGCAGTGTCGAATATGGCCGCATTGGTCAAAGGCTTCGTGCAGAATACGCTTACCTACAGGGCTTTGCTAATGACGTTCTGGCTGGCCGCATTAGTCCTGCCATGGCTGTTGCTAGGGTCAGCTTGTATGCTGAAAGCGTACGTGGCTCTTACTGGCAGGGTCTGGAGCTTCGCAAGCAAGCGGAAGGGTACGGACTAATGCGCCGCATCCTCGACCCACAGGCTCAGCACTGCGCTGATTGCCCAGCCTTCGCAGCTCGCGGCCTTGTCCCCATCGGCACCCTTCCCATGCCAGGGCAGCGTTGTCAATGCAGGGCACGGTGCAAATGCCGAGTGGAGTTCTACCGTCAGCAAGCGCCTAATGCTCCCGTGTGAAGAGGCCCTAGTATCTAGCGAGCTTCTTTCTTTCAGTGACACGAATCCTCTACTGCGGAGACGTTGGCGTACAGACGGGCTTCGGCAGGGTGGCCGAATATCTCATTCCCGCCCTCGCTAAAGATCATGACGTGTTTGCACTGTGCGTCAATCATCACGGGGACCCTTCCCCAATGCAGCAGCATTGTCAGATGTTTCCGGCGATGGCACATGGCTCCGACCCATTCGGTTCCCATCGCATTGCTGAACTGGTGCAAACCATTCAGCCTGACGTGGTGTTTATTGTCAATGACATTTGGGTGGCGGTCACGATTGTTGACAAAATTGAGCCACTG